TTTTCCTAAAGATAAATATGTTGAACAATGGATTGGTATTTCTACTGATGAAATACAAAGAATGAAACCTGCTAGAGATAAATATATACTTAATAGACATCCTTTAATTGAAGCTAAAATGTCAAGACAAGATTGTATTGATTATCTTAAAAAAGAAAACATACCACTACCAGAAAAGTCTGCTTGTATTGTGTGTCCATATCACAATGATGCTTATTGGCATTTTATGAAAACTGAAAGACAAGAAGAATTTGCTGATGCAGTTGAATTTGATAAAAATATTAGAACTGGATCAAGAAATGTTAGAGATAAATTGTATCTTCATAGATCATGCAAACCTTTAGATGAAGTTGAATTTAACAAAAAAGAAAATGATAAACAATTAGATATGTTTAATAATGAATGTGAGGGTATGTGTGGAGTTTAATATGAAAAAATATGAAATCATAAAAAGAAAAATAAATAATTTAGAAGAAATTAATTTTAATGCTGAAGAATTTAATTTAATTTTTGAAATGGCAGGTTTTGATCTGTTAAATAACTCTGAAATGAGAAGTTTAATACTTGCTTTTTGTGAGAAATTAAATCCAGAATTATCACCAAGAGAATATGATAAAATTAAAGATCATCATGTAGATTTACCATAAATAACAAATAATAATAAAAGGAAGGAAAAAATGACAACCAAGAAAACAGTAGCAGCAACAGAAGAAAAAAGTAAAGGCGGTTTTAAGGAAAGAAGAAAGGAATGTTTAACAAGTGCCAATAAAATTCCAACAGTTGATATTAAAGGTAAAAAATATTCAACTGTTAATGAAAGACATAGACATCTTTTACAATACTTTCCAGAAGCTAGATTTAATGAAGAAATACTATTCCATGATAATGACAGAGTTGTCGTTAAAACCGAATTATATATTTCTGATACTATTTATGCTGTTGGTCATGCAGAAGAACATAGAAATGCTAACTTTATAAATAAAACAAGTGCTATGGAAAATTGTAGTAGTTCATCTTTAGGAAGATGTTTAGCAGCATTTGGATTATCAGGTTCAGAGTATGCTAGTGCAGAAGAATTAGTAAATGCCTTAAACAATCAAAAGGGATCTACTCAACAAGTTTCAATTAAAGATACAATTAAAAAGCAAACGACAGAAACCAAGTTGACCGCTTTGTATTCCGATTGGAAAAAAGAAAATGATTCAATAGAAAAAGATTTTGAATCACAACAACAATCAATAAAAAAAAATGGAGGACAAAATGTCAGACAATGGTAGTGGTAAGCAAAAGGATTGGGTTCTATTTCCTTATGATGCCAACAACGAAAAAGCCATCAAAATTGATTTCTCAGGAAATGTAAATTTAGATAATGGCAACAAAGGTACAATACTTGGTGTCAAAGGTTCATCAAAAGATGGCAATACTAAGTTTGTTAAGGTGTTTGCTCAGGTAGGAGTTTTATTCAAAGGTGATGACAAGTTTACTGGCGAAATGAATTACTCTGAAGCTGGTGGACATAAAGGTTTAATCGGTTGGATAAACGAATCAGGTAATATTTTATCTGGTTATAAGAATGAACCTAGACCTAAACAAGCTAAACCTCAAAGCAAAGAAATTCCTTTCTAATTGAAAGTAGTTTTTTTAATTTTAGTTATATATGCAAGTGATGGGAATTTGAGTTATCAAAAGATACCTTTTAATTATTCAGATCAACCTATCACTTGTGAAAAAATGTATAATGAAAGTATTAAGTATGTTGAAAACCCAGATTACAAAGAAGGCAATGGACAAGTTTGGATGCTAACTAAATATAAAAATAAAAATGTAATAGCTCATTGGTGCAAAGATAGTAAAGGAAATTATGTCAGATAATGTTAAATTTATAAGTGAGATAGAGAGATTATTAAAACAAAAACAAAATGATTATGGACACTTTGACCATACCTCTTATGTAATGGTAGGAATTATGGAGAAATATTTATCAATTCATAACAACCAAGATGTTAAAATACCCCTTAAATTCTTTGGTTTATTTATGATTTTTCTTAAATGTTGGAGAGTTATGCAATCAGAAAATTATAAAAAAGATAGCTTTGATGATATTTCTGGCTACTCAGAATTATTAAGGAGGTTGGTAATAGATGAAAACAAAACAAAGAGGTAAACGACCTATGACACCCAAAATGCTCAAGCTATTGCAATACTTAAAAAATTATAGTACAAAACATGGATATATGCCGACATTTTTAGAAATGGCTAATGAGATGGGTTATAAGAGTAAAAATTCAGTTAGTGTTCTAATTGAAAAGCTAGAACAAAGAAATGATCTTAAAAGAGATTACTCTGGTTATAGTAGAAATGTAATTTTAAATGGTTAAAGTTTTAAAGACATCAAGTTTAGAATTAGAAGCTGATTTTGAAGAAATTTTTGATGGTGCAACTGTTGAAGAAGCAACTGAAAAAGCACATAATCAAAAAATGCCTAGTGAGTTTGCGAAAGTAAATATCACCAACAACAAACTTATTAAGGCAAATGTTAAAATGGTTGGTGAGGAGCATGACAATGAGTCTAAACAGTACAGTAAGATTGTACCAGAAGCTGAATAACATTCATAAAAAGATTATGAAATCGTTAGATAGCAGAATGTGTGTGCATACTTATAATGACTATTTGGAGTATAAACAATTGGTAAGAAGAATTGTTGCCAATCAAAACTCTGATGCTGTTATTAAATATAAAGAATTAGAAATCTAGTTCTTAATATATTAAAAGTTGTAAAAAACTTAAGGCTACTTGTCGCTAAAATAAAAGGGAAAGGAAAAGAAAGAAAATGAAACTATCAAATAAAGCTAAGAAAAACTTTGAGGAAGATAATCAATTCTATATTGATTTAGGTAAGAAATTAAGAGCAGCTAGAAAAAGTAAAGTTAATGAGTTTACAGGTAAAGAAACTGTTATAACTCAAAGTAGAGTTGCAGAAGCTCTTAAATCAACATTTCAACAAATAGGTAAGTATGAAAAAGGTGAGAACCGAATACCTATAATTAATCTAATTAAGATAAGTAAATTTTTAAAGAAACCATTAAGTTATTTCTTAGAAGAATATCAACAACCCAATGTAATAGCTAATGAGTTTAATGAAGCTATTGAAATGCAATTACAAAAAATGGAAGAAGGTAAATAATGTTTGTTCCTGTAAAAGATAAGTTAGATAAGTTAGTTGCACTTACACCTGATGACCAAGAAAAGTTAAGTCATTATAAAAGTATAGTACCAGCTATGATTGCTAATTGTCATAAAGCACATCAAACAATACCAGGTTATGAATCTTGTAAGCCAGAGATAGAAGCCTTTAAATGGTTTGAGGGTATCAATATTCCTGTTCATGGTTACATAGATTTAAAAGGGGATAATCTAATTATTGAAGATAAATGTAAAATGCCAAGAAGGGGTATTGTTAAGAAAGATGGAACTAGGTCTTGGTTTCCAGGTAAGCTACCTGATAAACCTTCGCCATATAATTTATTACAAGTAGATTTCTATTGGTCAGTATTTGAAGTTCCTGTTTATCTTTGTTATGTCAATGAAAAAGAATTTAGAGTTTATCATGCAGGTAATTGTGATGAACTTAAACCAGAGAATATTAAAAAAAGAATACCTAGAATAATACAAAGAGCTAAAGTTAGGCAGAACTTAATGAAGATTAGCAATGATCCAAATGTTCTTAAAGATTACATCCAACCAGACTTTACACATATGTTTTGGAATAGTGATGCTAACGAAGATTATTTAAATAATGCTAAGAAATTTTGGGGATATTAATTACCAATTAAACTTAGACTCATTTTCAAAAGTCTTATCTTCGTCTGCTTTCTTCATACATAAATAATGAGCTTTACCTTTAGGATAAAAAGCTACAAAACTTTCTTGGTTCGTCATCTCTTTATGGCAATACTTACACTTACCAATATTAACTATGATTACTTTAGGTTTAATCCAAGTTTTTTTTGGCATAACAATTTTATTACCCCACCATCATACCCAGTTGACAAGCAACTACACCTAATAACAATTTTTTAACTTGTCTTATATGCTTTAGCACTAATAGTAGATTTAGCTTTTGATCTACTTATCTTTTTCTTTTTCCTTTTATTAACATTGTACCACAAACCTTTTTCTAAAGCATTTTTCTCAGAATCAAATATAAGATTGGTAAAAATTTGATATAAACTATCTTCTTTTTTCCATATAACGCACCACATTAACTAGATTTTATTTCTTCCCATATACCAATCGCCAGGTTCATAATTCCATCTTTTACCATGATGTCCTCTTATATCAGCATACAGCATTCTAGCTTTCACTATGAATTTTAAAAACTTTCTTACCATTTCTTACAAGACCAATACCTTGCAGAAAATACATCTTTAGCAGTAGCACATTTATGCCTAGCTCTAAAGCTCTTTCGTCTAGCAGGGTTAGACTTTTTAATAGTCATATTGGCATCACCATATCTAATAATCTTTTCTCTACCGCCTTTACAAGCTTTAACAACAAACTTTTTACCACCCTGAACTTGTCGTCTAGGTGAATTACATTTCATTTTTGCTTTGTTTATTGCCATGCTTTATAACCTTCTTTGTCTTTAGTTAGTGCTTGTCCTCTAGGATTAGGAACATAAGATACATGAATCCATCCACCATTATCTTCAGTATAATATTCTAAAATTGCTTGGTCAAAAGGTAAGTTTTCTATGATGTGTTTAAATACTTTTTTATTATCAACACCTGGAATAGTAAAATCTGCTGCACAACCAGAGCAATGTTGTGAGGTAATTTTAGAACCAATTAATCCTGCTAATTTTTTTGATCTATACCCTGATGTTACTACTAAAGGTAAATTATAATCTTCTCTAAGTGGTTGAAGAATATTCTCACATAACAACCTTAAATTTTCTATATGCTCTTTACTAGGAGTATTATCTATATTATTTCTTAATGCTGTTTGTGATACAGTTAATTCTTCTAAATTAAAGTTATTTGTTAATTTCATTCTCATTTACTCCTTTAAAATATTTATAATCATATTTAACTGCTCTGCAATCATGTTTTTTACGCATAGATTTTTCTTTATTTATAAACTCTAAAGCATTTTTCTCAGAATCAAATATAAGATTGGTAAAAATTTGATATAAACTATCTTCTTTTTTCCATATAACGCACCACATTAACTAGATTTTATTTCTTTACACATAAAGTTTATGATTGTTTTCTCATTATTTATTGTTTCTATTCCAATAATTTTATTTAATTCATAAGCTTTTTGATAACCTGCTGAAGAACATTCAAACCAATTTTTATAAGCATTCATTGGTTTTTCAGGGGTGCAAATTTGTAGGGTTGAGGAGCAGATTGTCATTATTAGTATAAATTTCATTAAGGGTGTTCAAGCATTAATTTGTTAGTTTCTTTTAATTCTTTAATTTGTTTATTAGCATCTTCTAAATCAATACTAATATGCTCTAGTTTTTGTAAGCATCTTTTGTTAGCACTATCTTTAGATTTACCAGCATCTTGTAACTCAGCAATCTCTTGCTTGAGTATTCGGATCTGTTCTTTATATTCGTTTAACAATTCTAAGTTGTCAGACATTATTTCTTTTTAAATAAATCCATTCCAGGTTTTAGACCATATATACTACCAAATATTCCAAGAACTAACCATTTATAAAATTCTGGAAAATTATTAAAGTATTCAAAAAACAAATCTAACTTTTCTTTAGCTTGTGGATCTCCGCTAAATACTGACCAACTTAACACAACAATTGGCAAAACTACAATTATCAAAACCAGCTCATCTTTCCATCCTTGATTCTGATTATTCATTACAGCTTTTTTAAATTCTATTTGTCCATCAGCCATCTTTTGTGCATGGTTCATTTCTGCAACAGATTCTAACTCTTTTGCTTTTCTTTTATTAGAAGCAATAGACATTCCTGTCTTAATTATACCTGGTACTAATTTAGCTGCAATATTTAACCACATAAATTTATTGTAAAGGATTTTTATTGTTTTCTTTAATCTCTAATATTTCTAGTTTTAATACTTCAATTTCTTTTTGCATTATAGCAATCTCTTTATTGCATTATAGCAATCTCTTTATCTTGATCTATTATTGCAAATCCATTTGTTTCTATTCCTGATAAATCAGGTGCAGTTGCATTTGATAATTGTTCTATTGTAGATTCCATCTTAGCAAACTTTGTAAATCCAGCACCAATAGAAGCAATCAATCCTAGTACGACAACTATGTTTGTAAGATTATCTTGTATTTTTTTAACCATTTTTTAACTCCTGTAATTCTAAAAGTAATATTCTTTTGTTATACTTTATTTCGTTTAATTTTTTAATCTTAATTTCCATTATATCATTAGCAGTATATTCTACCAAATTAACATTAGTATATATAGACCTATTATCAAATATCTCTATTTGATTCAAATAAATATCTTTAGGCTTGTAAAATTCGTTATTATTATAAACAGATAATGATGCTTGGTCATTCTGCATAGCATCTAATTTTATGATATTTTTAATCTGTAAATTCTTGGCATTATCTTTTATCTGTTCATCTACTTTTGCCATAATCTTGTCTATTTTAGGTTTCTTTGTTTTCTTCTTTGCTACCTTTGTTTTAATCTCTTTTTCAGGTGCTTCTTCAGTAGATTCTTCGACCATTTCTTCCTCTTGTATTTCTTCTTCTTTTTCCTCAACAGCTTCTTCAGGCATTTCTTCAATTATCTCTGCTGTCATTTCCTCTTTAGCTTCTTCCATAATTTCTTCGGTAATTATTTCTTCTTCTGGCTTTTCCTCAATCATAGTTTCTTCCATAACCTCTGGTTTCTCCTCTATGATTTC